ATGATATTGTGGACAGAACTAAAAAAAGAGATGGCTAAGTATCCTCTCTCGATGGCGGAGATGCTATCCAGTACACCGGAAGGACGCGAAGCGATGCGATACTACCTATCCAGTACACCGGAAGGACGCGAAGCGATGCGATACTACCTATCCAGACACAAAAAGGTGACCAAATGATTGTCTGGACGGTAACACACACGAGCAATTTCGAGCCGGAAAGAATATACTCGACAAGAATAAAAGCGATAGAGTACTGCGAAAGACAAGGATACACAAACAAACACCCACACAGCAAAATAGAAGGAATACCACAAGGATATAACATGACCCTAACAACCGACTATGAAATGGACGATTACTACAGCATAAGCGCACACACCGTTATACGAAACAAAAGAAAAAAGGTGACACCATGAACATTATGCGACAGTTTCAACTACCGAGAGAATCCATCGAGCAGTGGCTTCGTAGCCAAAAGCTCTTGGGTGACACCGAGAGATTGACGAGCACCATCATGTGCAGCAGTGCCGACGAGCACAACGTCGAGTTCGTGACGGACACAATCGAGGGCACGACAGAGCTTCTTGATAAAGACAAGACGCGGGGTGAGTGACCATGACTTTGTGGTATGTTGCAGAATTAAACAACGACCAAATTAAAGAGTACGACGCTAAAATAGTATCCAACGCCTTCGAGCTACGAAGCAGCGCAATAAAATACCTGCACAAAATCAGGGAATTAGAAGGCGGAAGTTACATACTAATAACGAGGGATGATGACCTATGATGCCTTTAATGATGTGTAACGTATGCCTCGAAGACAAAACAACAAACGAGATAGTAATACTCTACGCGGAAACACAAGAAGAAAAGAGACAACTAGCGGTATTATGTAACCAGTGCTATAACTACTACATTTTATCGTCAATAAATAATGCAGTACGTTACGCGCAAGACACAGACCTAACAAGAAGAACAAAAGAACAAAACAAAGAGGATTGATACATTATGAAAACAACCATAAACGGATACAACATAGAAGGAACACCAAGCGAAATAAAAGAACTGTTAAACGAAATAGAAAAAGAAATAGAACATCGATTCACAAAAGAAGACATATACAACGCAATAAAAAATAAAGAAAAACAATTATTAATCCCTCGCAACCTAACCGTAACAAAAATATCGAAACATAAGAAAAGATACCCAGCAAGATGCAAGAGATGGACTAGAAGAGATGACAGCATATTAAAGAATGCGTATAACAATTCAAGAAAAAAGGGTTTCATAAAGAAGCTAATGAAAGAGCTAGGCCGGACGAGAACGAGCATATACCGTAGAGCGAGCACGTTAGGCATCACGGACGACCGTTTTAGAGAAAAGTTTAATAAAGAGAAACATCAAGGTAACACCTAAAAAGGGAGTGATAACACTATGAGCCGCTACTCAAGACCACCAAGCCACTTCAAAAAGAGCAACGTACTACAAAAACCAAACAGGCCACAAGCGACAGACATGAAAGAACTAGAAAAAGGATTCGAGATAGAAAGCAAAGAACACCCAAGCATGAATAAAGACGAAGTACGACAAATAGCAAAAGACCACCTAAGAGAAGACCCACACCACTACATGAAACAAAACAGCCCAAAAGCAGAAACAACGCCGCAACATATTGAACGTGAAGGGCATGACTACCCTATTGGGGGAAAACCCGGAGACAAATTCGACAACGCGAGATAAAAAAAAAAAATAACAATCCTCCCTCGAAAGAGAGGATACCTCCCTCGAAAGAGAGGATACCAAACCACACAGCTTCGCGCAGGCAGACAAAAGAAAAAGAAAGAAAAATATTTTGTGTATCGGTTGCACCCTTTACAAAGAAAATTCTTTCTTTCTTTTTCTTTTGTCTGCCTCGCCCTTATTCTTCACCCGGGTCTATCATCTCCTTCGTATCGTACAAACCAAAGACGGGATTAGCATGAAGAATCTTCGTCTTAGGAGCGACATCATCCGCCCACTGAAAAACATACTGCAACTGAATATACATGGGCGTTAAAACATCAAGCTTCACGGTGCTTGTCTTATTCGTCAGGTTCTTACAAAATACAAGCACGTCCACAGTATCCCTTAAGCGCTTGTCTATCTGGTGCAGGTGCTGTGTTGTACACAATAAACGAACATTACGTTTTTTCTGGGCGGTGGGGGTATGCCCGCAAAGTCGCAGGCACACCCCCCCGCCCGTTTTCGCGTCTGTAAAATGAAGTACGTAATCACCTTATTTTTTTTCTGCATAGAACTACGGCTATCGAGCCAAACATGAATCTCGTCAAGACACAATACCGCATCCTGTAACTGCTCCTTATGAGCTATCATACCGTCAAAAACCGCCTTCGTGAGCTTCGTATGCGGAAACGAGAGGTTATAATTAGAGTATACCTTGAAACCCTGACGGTAATACTTCCATGCCTCGTAGGTCATCGCAAGGGTCTTACCACTCCCCACAGTACCGACAAAGGTTATTATCATGTGGGGTTCACCGCATCGCTTGTCGCATAGCACGTTCTAAGTCAATTAATGTCATTTTATCGTTTAACACGTACTCGAACACTAACACGTAGCTCTCTATTAATTTCTTTTTTCTTTCGTCTCTCTCGCCGAGTTTCATGGCTTTTAGTCCTTCTTGTAGGTCTTTGATGTGTTTTTGTGTCTTCATATTTTTCACTCTGCGCTTTTGTTTATGAGGGTGAACCCTAACCATGTCGCTATGAGACCACTGGCTAGAATGCCTGAAGTGTATATTTCGGGCATGATTCCTTTTGCGTATAACACTATTTGTATCCATGCTCCGAAAGTTAGAAGTCCAGCCAAAGCATACGCTATCCCGCACACCCATACGATTGTGGATTTAATCGCTGCGCCGTTCTTCTTTCGCTTCTCATTCTCCATTTCGTACAACAATCCTCTACTAAAACGGTTTTTTTTATCCATTGTTTTCATCTCCATCTTTTTTATTCCTGTACTCGCTAAAAGCATACGTTTCTTTCACTCCTGTTATACGAATGGATACGCGACGTTTTAGGTGCGTGAGCGGAAGTCGTTTTATGAAGATGATAAAACCGTTATAATCAACATACGGGTCCCTTTCAGCCATACCAGTAGGGATAACGACCAACTCCTGACCCACCTTAACAGGAATACCTAATTCTTTCTTCTTCTCTATAACATCATTCATGGAGTACTGCCCCCGCCACCGAACATCCGAGCCATTAAGCTACCGCCCGGATTACTATTTCGGTTCTCTGTCTGTAGTGCTTCGATAAATTCTCGCCTGCTTTTTCGGTCTTTGCTCACCCTCAATCGTAAAAAGCTACTCACGAGTGTGTCTACGTTGCTTATGCCGAATTTTTCTTTTAGGAAGTGCAATCTTGTGATGTTGTTTATCTCGTCGTGGTCTACTTCGCTTTTTAGCTCTATCCCGTTCGTATTGAATAGTTCTTTGCTTACTGTTTTGATGCTGTTTTCTTGCTCGAAGGTCTGGCTTAAACTCGTCTCTAGTAGCTCGTCTGTATTCCCTGTGCTCGTGGTGGCGAGTAGCTCGTTTTTTGGCTCTGTTTTTTTGTCTCTCGTGACTATTAAATCGAAGTCTTCGTCGAAAACAGACCTTTTTCTGCCTTCTTTTGCCTTACGGATGGGCTTATTTCGCTCCGTTACCCCACCCGTAGCGTTGTTTTTGTGGTTCTCTCGTCGTTGTTGCTCTTGTAGGATGGCGTTTTCGAGGGGTATATCGTTGTGGCTCGTTTCTGTGGCTTCTGGGCGCGGCAATGATGGAGGGGGTACTTCCGTGTCGTTTGGTGGTTGTTTTCGCTCTGGCGGCCTCAGAAACGGGTTTTTGAACGTTCTGTCTTGTGTATCGCTCTTGGCCAATCGTCTCACCCGCCTCTTGTTATGTTGAGGAGTTGGTCTACACCAGACAACGATTTATAAACCCCGTATCCTATTCCCAACTGGACAAGAAGAACCACGATAACAAGAATCAAGATGACAGTAAGAAACTTAACACCATCGTTAGAGAAAAGCTCCTCAATCACCTTGCTATCAAGCAACCGCTTAAAACCGATACTATCCACATCACGATTACGCTCGTGCTTGATATGAATAGGATTAGGGTTGTTAGTGTAATAGTAACTCTTAGGAGTACGGCTCTTGCGGTCATACACGATAAAATTATGGTCTACAATAAAAGAACCCTTCTTACCAAAGAGCTTTTCGCTCACCTCAAACTTATTATTCTCATACGTGACCTCACGGCGAAACTCGCTCCCAGTCTCGTCGAAAAAGACAGCAATCAAGCGTTGTTTCTTCTTGAAAAGAGAACCCATCCAGTTAAGCAAACCCATATATCCACCCATTTAACTTTTTATGACGTACAACAAACAGTACTTTATAAATTTTTATCTTCTCATCCATGACGTGAGGAAAAACATCAACCCGATAAACGCCACCACGAGGCCAATAAAACCGCTTGTCTCAAGACCGATAAACACGCCACCGCACACCCACACGAAGCCAAGCACGACAAAATAAGCGGTAGAACGAACCCATATCAACGCTAGAAGCATAAGCACGAGTATGGATATGACGACCAGCGATAAATCGAAGAACGGCGGTGCATTCGATTGCTCGATGATGACTTGCGTTATGCTCTCGTTGAGAAGCGTTAGGTTTTGACTGCTCACGTTCGTATTGATAGCGTTGAGGGTGTTGTTAATAACGATTAAATCGCCGTTGAGCGCATTAAAGCGATTCTCTATGAGCGTAAAATTCCCGCCGAGAGCACCGATGATGCCGTACAAGGTAGCGTTAAGCTCGCTTGTTTGGTTCTTTATCATGCTGTCTATCGTGTTCATGTAATCTTTAACGTTAAGCTCTCCGCCGCCAGCGATGGTCTCTATCGTCTGGTTAGCGACCTTCGTAATCACATGAAGGTTGAAGGCATCGATAAAGAGGTCGTTATCTACCGTGTCAGTCGGCGCAACGATGGTATCGTTTATTCTCCATGTGACTGTATTCTCTGGGCTAACGAAGTCACTCATGTTAAGCGTAGGATTAACAACGAACGTGTAGTTCTGATACGTTGATGAGTAGTTAAACGGTGTACCGACGTATAACCATGAAGAGTTAAGGTAATTGTACACGAACACGTTGATGTCATCATCTCTCGTATCCGCGCCTTGTACTCTTCGAGCGTTAAGCAAGGCGGAGAGAGCGAATATCGGGGTCTCACTCTGATTGAGACCGTTAAGCGAAAAATTGTAGTCAGTGCTGATGCTACGCCCCGTACCCGCCGTCTCGGTCTGCCGATAGTAACTACCATCGATAGAATAAATATTCGATAAAACACCAGCGTTCACACCACGAACGACAAGAACAGAAGATACATTCTTCACCAAAGAGACGCTATGGTACGTACACAATACCTCTATCGGGTACACGCCAGTAACATTACTCACGACGAAATCATGGTAGTAAATACCATCCTCTAAGAAACTCATGCTTGTATAATCGATAAACTCGCTCCCATTAGGATAGAACGCTTCGACAAGACAAGCGGCATCGTTTATCGCTTTTCCTTCTTCGCTCACCGTAACAAAAACTTTCCCCGGCTCACCAATATTGTAATCAGTACCGCTTACTGTCATATCACCCTGCGCATCACTCTTATACGTCACTTCAAGCCAAGCAGTAGACGCGCCCATGTTATTCGTTGAGCGCAAAGTAACAACATAAACACCCGATTTTTTTATTCTATTCGTACAATCGAATGTCATAACCCCGCGTCCAGCACCAGCATAGGTGGTGCTTATAGTGTATGATGGGTTATTGCATGATTCACCGTTCACCCAAAGCGAAGCCGTGACACTAGGATTAACCCAAGCATCAATTGTTATGATGGCGTTGCTTACACCATTCATGCCGTCGGGCGGGTTAAGCGGCAAAGAGTACGTGTAATTAGTATTCTGGGCTATACTAGCACGATAAAAAGGAGATAGATAAATCTTATTCGTTACCTGTCTCGATTCTTCACCATAAACAGGGATAACAAAAGCCGCTAATAGCAAGATAAACAATACTATGTATGCCATTTTCACCATGCGGCAATCACCGAACCAACCATGACCATAACGCCGAGGATACCGAATGATAACACCAACCAGATGGGTAGTACACTAGCGAAAAAAGAAGCTACGGCAATCAAGAGCGCACCAGAAAAGAATACCACGATAGGCAACCGCGTCTTTATGCCCACTATCCAACCTATGAAAGGCAAGAGCATGATGAGGAAATGAGTTACTGTGACATTAACCATCGTTGTTTATCCCCCGCCACGCAAGAGCTTCACGAGCAAATACAAGAGCGTCAATCCCATAGGAGCAAAGAGTAAAAAGTTAAAAATACCTAGCTCTGAGACACTAAAAGCAATCCCCTCGAAGAAAAAACCGATGTAATCCCCAAAGTCAAGACCGTAATCCTCACCGCTAGGATTATTTAATTTGCTAACGCTAAAGCCACCTATGAGTCCTAAAAAGAAGAATATGGTCGCGTAGAACGCGAAGATGTACAAGAGGATTACTGCGTCGCTTTGGGAACCCATAGTATTCACGCTCCCGATACCGCGTAACGGAATGCTAGTGCGGTGAGTGCCGCCGCTATGATGACGAGCAAGAGGATAACCCATAGCGGGGTTAGTCCTATCGCCCATGTCATAATGAGTCCTACTACGAAGCCGACCCCGCCTATCATCACGAGTAGGAATCCGCCCGTATTTCCTTTCGTGACCCAATTCGTTAGGAATACGAGGAGTATCGATAACCCTAAGCTAAGGAGTAGTCCTACAACGAGTGCCGTAACGGGGTCTTTTATGAATCCGAAAAAGAACCCGCTTATTGGGCTTTCGTTCGCTTTACTTTCTAGGTCGTCTGCGCTTGAAGCCGTCGTTTTTATCTCTACAGTTAATTCTTCGTAATTCGTATAGTCATCTCCTGTATCTCTTGGCGCGATGTAGTGTCGTTGTGTATAGTTGCCGGGTTTACTGTATTCGCAACGACTAAAGAACACGTCGTTGTAATCAGCGAGTACGGTGTAACCGTCTCCTTCTACTGCCGCGTAAGGCGGCGGTATGACTTGTACGTATTGTGATTCTTCTACCGTGTCTATGATGCTCGAATAACCGTTTAATAGTAGTGCCGCCGGGTTAGCGAAGTTAGTTAGGTCTAGTATTGTGTCTAACAACGATACCGCCGTCGGTTCTGGTCTTATATCTGCTATGATGCCGTTCTGGAATTGTGTAAATTCGGGCTTCACAACACCGTACTTGTTAAGCGAAAGTTGTTTTATGTACACTGTCGTGTTGCTTGATGGAGTCGTCTCGGTATATAATTCTACGTCGCCTATACTGCTACCGTCGTAAGCGAAGTTATCATCCGTGAATATCGTGTTTCCATTCTGTACGACGCTCACTAGGAAATAGTTTTTGTCGTTGTCGAAGTCGTAAGTTGGCTCGAAATTTATGTTGAGGTCTTCGCTTCCCCCTATCGTCGTGTAATTCCCTATGTTCGTCACGTTACCGGGGAGTACCTTGTACGCCTTGATGTTAGTGTTGTTTTTCTCTAGTCGTAGCCAGTACGTCATGTAACCGTCTTTCGTGTAAGCGATGTAATCGAGCGTGTTATCGCCTACTCTCGTCATTACTATCTTTTGTCGTAGGTTGCCTGTGTAATCCTCTGCTCCTTCTTTGTAGAAGTCGTACTGGTCGAACGTGGTGTTATCAAGATAGAGAGTGAGGCCGTTCGCGGTCATGTGGTTTTCTATAGCGTCAGGGAAGAACGTTATGTTCTTGTCCGTGCTATTATATCGTATCCTGAATTGCTCAGACCAGATGCTCTCTTCGTTCATGTTACACGCAACAGCATAATTATATATCCGTTCCGTATCGTTAAATTCTACGATTATGTTTGCGTCTGACGATAAAGGGACTAGAGATGTGCTATTAAGCGTTACAACGAACGGATAATTATTCTCTGTGAGTGATTCCGTCGTTATCCCTGAGCGGAATATTCTCGGCGCGTTACCATCGGGTGCTGAAACGAACCAATCGAGGTAACTATCGCCATCGAGGTCTATCGGTACTGCTGTTCCTTGCATCGGACCGACGAAAGACGTATTAAAAACCCTATATGTCTGTGTTATATTGCTGGGGTTTACTTCGTATAACGTAGCGTAATAAGGAACGTAGAGTTTCCCCCCGATAGCAAAAACATTAAGCCGTTTACTATATAAGTCGCTCAACGCATTCGGCGGTAATGTCGTCGATTGGTTCGCCAGCATAGTAGATGATGATAACACGGCCACCTGTATACCCGCCGCCGCAAATTCTATTCTAAAAACATCATCCTTTGTTGCCTTAACAACCTTACCAACACCCATATTATACCCGGCGATAAGCGTTACCGAAGAATTTATTGTCTGTATGTTGTCATTGCCGAAAATTGAGGTCGTACCGTATGATTGCCCCACCATATTACCTGACGCGCTCGCTAGTGAAGAATAATAAACCGTTCCTGTACCGCCGCCCTGACCATTTCTGAAACCCCCCATTAAACGAAGTAAACCACCAGAACCGTACATCTTAGAGCTTATATTGCTCGAATAAACATCGTTATTTTCGTCCATAACGAAGAACATGTCTCCCGCTATGAATTGAAGCGTTACCTCTCCCCCTTTATCGAATGTATTGTCCACAACAACATCATGGCTGTACAATCGAGGGTGTACTGCATTCTGGTCATAAAAATCAGCATTAACGTCTTTTGTCGTTAAGTTCATCACGCCGTTGTTTACTGTGAAGAAATTTATCGTCTTGTTTTTATCAAGCCATATAGCGTAACTATTGAGCGTAGACGGGTTGCTCCCATCGTATTTATTTCCGTAGAACGGATAACATCGTATTGGATTCCAAGCTATAGAGTGACCGCCGCCTATGAATCCTGTTATGTTCGGGCTTGTATCGGTCACGTTTTGAGCGTATTTTATTGTTAAAGAATGGTTTTCCACGTCTAAAACGTAGAGTGTGTCTTGCGTTCCTGACCTGAAAATGCCGACGTAACGATATGCTCCCTCTAGATTGCATACAACAGGGATTGCTTGTGGGTCGCCAAGAGGGACAGAATCTATAATGGTGTTTGGGTTCGGGCTTCTCGCCATGTATGTAATGTTATCGCCACCGAAATATATTAGTTCTGTGTTTCCGTCGTTATCGAAATCGTAGCTTATTGGTTCGCTGTACTCTCCTGTTGTCGGGCTTATGTCTGACCCGGCTATTGACGTAGTGAATGCGCCGTTTATGATATAGTCGCTTATTGTGGTCGTATCTCCTGCTCCCACGTAACGATTATAGTCGGCGTTTACGAACGGCAGGATGAATAGTGCGATGATTGCTATGACGATGTAGTTCTGTTTCATAGTTTCGTGCCTCACAATAGCATCATCGCTCCTACGGATAGGATTACGAATGCTATTACTACGTCGATTATGTCCATGAAAGACTTTATTTCTTGTGTTGCTAGGCGGTATATGATGTATAACGCCAGTATTAAGAATGTTAAGCCGCCTATCAACCAATTAAATACTTCGCTACGTTCTGGTTCTTCTGGTGGTTCGTTTATCGTGAAGTTCGTGCTGGATAGATTGTAGTACGATACGCTTGTGTCGTCGCTTGTACAATTAGCTATCTCTAGCGTGTGATTTCCCGGTGTCGCGCAGTTCGTGTACGGGCTACTAATAAAATTGTTTTTATCGTTCGTGAAAGGGGTAGTATTGACTGTCGTGTTTCCATCGCACGTTATCGAACACGTAAAGTTTTCTTCTCCGAGAATTGTATAGTTCACTTCGTAATAATAATTCACTATTGGGTAATTGCTGTAGTTTATTGCTCCTTCTGGTATGGCGAAGTAGTCTATGGATATAGAGGAGGTGATATTTGATATTTCATATATCGTACTGTAGACCTCTATTTCTTTTATTGCTGGTAGTGCTGGTGTTGTAACTGTTGTCAT